TGAGAGCTCCAGCTGATCCAGCGTCTCAAATCTCTGATGGACGAGGCCGATCGCCCAAATCAGAACATCCTCGATCCAGTCGATTTCATGATTTGTGGCGTTACCCGTGGGAAGCGTGCACTCAACATAGAGCGCAACGTCGTTCAGCTGAGCTTCGCACTGGCGCCGTTGCTCTTCCGAGTAGTAAGGACCGACGCGGACGGTTATCGGTTTGTATTTCTTGTCACGTTTTTTCTTGCTCTTTGGCATGGTAGATATTCCTAAGGAGTGCCGGTCTTTCCCGGCTGCCACCTCCGCGAGATAATTAAGTTGCGAACTTTTTTTTGTAACTATCCCTACGGAGGAAATATGAGTGAAAATTCAAAGTCGGCAGCGTTTTCGATGTCTTCTGAGCAAGCGGTTCAAGTCCTTTGCGCAGCGCTTCAGGGCGGAGCGATTAAACTCCCCTTTGGCGGCGTGATTGACCAAGAGACGCTGAATAAGTATTTGGACAGCGGAGATTACCGAAGTGCCGTTGTCCATCATGGCAAGGATGGGCAACACATCGCTTCCTGTTTTGTTTCTCGCCATCTTTCTATTTATTCTCAGGCCGATGTCGTCTACTTGACGATGCTTTTTATCGGACTTCAGCGAGGGCTTACGGATAAGGAATTGTCCGAGTTTTTCATCTCGGCCGCCCAAAAATGACCTAAGATTAATCAGTATGCGAATGAGAAATCTAATCTGATCTTGATATTCTAGTTTTGAGTCAATGCTTTTCTCGAGTGCGGCCTGCCAAATCATCCGGGCCGCTTCCTTGCTGATCAGGATCGGGTGAGATTCTCCACCAGCAGCGGATATCCCCGGGTAGCCTCCAATGCTTAACGATCTAACGGTTTCTTCAATTAAGCACAGATCAATGCGGGATTTTTCTTTGTTTTTTGGCATGATTGTCTCCTCTGTCAGATACCGAGATCGTTCTGCTGCGCAGCGTATTCCATTTCCGCCATACGCATGTTCTTTACGGCCTGAGCGAAATACGACTTCTTCAATTCAATGCCGATCGCCTTGCGGCCCATCTTCACCGCCTGATATGCCTCGGAGCCGATGCCTAAAAATGGCGTAAAGACCACATCTCCGGGGTTACTCCACATGGTGATGGAGCGTTCGATTACGTCCAACTGGAGAGGACAGATGTGTCGCTCGTCGTCGTTGTCTCGTGCAGAAAGTCGCTGCAGAGTGTTTGAGGGGTTTATGTCATGCCACACGCATTCTGCCCATCGCTGCCATTGAGAAACAGGGAAGTCCTCCGGCAGGTGAGAAACCGCCTCCGGATTGTCTCCGGGTTTTCTCATGACGATTAGATAATCAGGGACTCCCATGCGGGAGAGGCAAGAATCCTTTTTAAGCTGCTTATAGAGTAGGCCGATCGCTTTCGTGCGCTGCATAGCAGTAACCGGATCCTTTCTGATTGTGATTCTGGGGCAGTGCAGCACAAAGCCGACTTCCTCAAACATGCGGATCAGTTGACCGGAGAAATCTCTCAGTCCGATGATGCCGTCTCGCTGTTTGCTCATTGGCAGGTCCATGCAATGAAATGCCATGATGCGGCCCGGCATAAGAATGCGGTAGAGATCAGCCGCCAGAAACGAGAAATGTTTGAAGAATTCCTCAGAGTTTTTAGAGTTGCCCAGATCACGCTCGCTGTTGGAGTAGGTGTAGAGGCTCTCAAAAGGAGGACTGTAGACAATGTGATGGATAGAGTTGTCTGGAATGCCCTTGACGATCTCGCAGCTGTCTCCGTTGTAGATTTCCCATCCGTTTCCGGATGCCTGTTCGATCACGTTGATCTTATTTGTCATGTTCATCTCCTACGCTGCCGGTGTTAACCAGCTCGGTGTGGTCATAGTTGTTTTCGGTTTGTAGTCGTCTAAATCCCGCTTAGCGGATTTGATGTTTGCTTTATTGGTTTCCTGGCATGAGGCGATCATGCCCGCGAGCATTTCTTGGAATTGAAGCTCTTTGCGGCGGATGTTCTCTACGACGGCGCCCTCGCGTTCATCGGTGATGATGTGGACATTGACGGATTGAGTCTGTCCGAATCTCCAGCAGCGGCGTACAGCTTGGTAGTACTGCTCAAACGAATCGGACAACCCTAAAAATGCCATGTTGTGGCATCGTTGGAAATTGAGGCCCATGCCAAAAATTAGTGGTTTACTGATGAGCACCTTGATCTCACCGGAGGCAAAACCAAGCGCCGCAGATTCTTTTCGCTCTGAAGAATCGCTTCCTCTGATCTCGACGGCGCCGGGGATGAGTTTTCTTATCGCCTCGGCCTCATCATTGAGATTACACCAGATAAGCCATTGAGAATTTTCCTTATCGTTCATGACAACTTCAGCGCATTTCTCCGAGCGTTCTTTGATGGAGTCACGGCGGGCCTGCTGACGCTCCTGGAGTGTTTCAGCCGCCATCGGAAACAGGAAACCGGAACAATCATCCGAGTGGACTACATGCTCATGCATCCGCAGCGGCGGTAGAATGTAGCGCTTGCCGTCCTCTGTATAGCCAATATCAGCCGGATTCGTGAGCATGACAGCCCAGGACGCGACCCAATCCCAAAATTTCATAACGGCATGTTTTTTAAGACGCCATTTACTGGTATCGCCGCCGTCATGCGTGAAAAACGTTGCGAGCATCTCGGTTGCGGTCATGATGCCGAGAAACTCAGAGTGATTACAGAGTTCCATGAGATCGTTCGGCGCCGGTGTAGCGGTGCACGCCAAACGATACGGAACACGAGCGCAGCTATCGATCAGTTTGGTTCTCAGTTTGCCGCTCATGTTTTTGAGGATGGACGATTCATCGAGTACAACGGCGTTGAAGTCTCGAATGTCGAATTTTTCCAGTCGCTCGTAATTAGTGATGTTGATTCCGTCGCATACGTCCGATGATTCGGCGCAGTAGTGAACAGAGATGCCGAATTTGGCGGCCTCTGTTACGGTCTGTTTAGAGACTGCCAGAGGAGCGAAAATGATGACTCGACCGCCGACAAGCCGCGCCCATTCGCATTGCATGAGCGTTTTTCCGAGACCGGTTCCGGCAAATATGGCGGCGCGTCCTTTCTGCAGCGCCCATAAGACGATATCCCGCTGAAACTGAAACAGCCGAGGATTCACGAGAGACGGATCGACTCGCTTCCCTACCGGAGGAATTGAGAAGACCTTCGTTTTTAAAAATTGTTTATAGTTCATCGAGCAGCTTCCTAAGTTTTTCGCTTTCATTACCGATGCGGCGGAGTTTGTAGACCTCGAATAAACCGGCCTCATTTGACGTTCTATCATTTGGCACTCTGGCCATGACGGCCTCGAAAACATCCCCGAATCCGACCGATAAATTCCGTTCAGTGAAAAAATCATGATTGAACTGAGGATCTTTGATCCAGACTCTTATCTCGCTCTGGATTTTTTCGTAAAGCCTAAAACCCCACCCGCGAGAATCAGAGAGATTAGGCCTCGTTAGCCATAGCCTTCTGGTAACCAGAGCAGACGATGGCAGAGTGAGAGAAACCGGCTCCCACGCCATGAATTCTTCCTGCCGGCTAATGGCGAGATAGTCGCCGACAACTCGGAAGACAGACGCATCTTTGCGGATAAACATCGGTCTTAATTCGCGGTTTCGGATGACGATGAATTTCTGATCTTCGGGAAATTCATTGAACGGTATGGCGCCGGTGTGTGTGAATTTGATATCCATGTTTTTTGCCTTTGTGAGTGCCGGTCTTTCCCGGCTGCCACTCCTGTTCGATAATTCAACTATTAGAAAATTTCTAATAGTTGCCTCAATTGAAGAGTCCAATTTCGTTAAAGAACTAAGGAGGAAAAATCATTCCGGAATGTTTGAGATCTTTAGGGACAGGATCCTGACGCAGTCGCTCCAGAGCGTCCTGGTTGGCTGTGCATGCTGAGTTGTCATACAGCAGGTGCCAAGCAATGCCAGTAAATCCTGGGCATCATCCAGCGGAATCTTGTGATCCGGAGATTCGATTCTCGCGATGTATTCGCGAGCGAGCTTGAAACAGGTTGCAGGGTAGTTAGTGCCGGCCCATGTCAGCAGAGTGCGGGCGGCCTCAGAAAACGCTATAGCCTGCGCTTCTGAGAAGAAAATAAATGGTGTGGATTTTGAATTTTGCATAG